TGGTAAGGGTGACGATATTTTCGGTACTACACAAAAGGCCATGGATTTAAGCATTGATCAATCAGTCGACACGCTGTTTTATGATGCTGATGGTTTAGGGGCTGGATGCCGTGGAGATTCACGCGTAATTAATGAACTACAGCGTGAAAAGGGATTACCTGAAGTTGATGTACAACCGTTTAGAGGTTCAGGCGCTGTACATGATCCAGATGGGCAGATGGTTGAAAGTCGTTTTAATAAGGATTTCTTTGCCAACCTCAAAGCACAATCGTGGTGGTCTTTACGTTTGAGATTTCAAGAAACCTTTAGAGCACTTGAGGGGCGTGAATATGATCCCGATATGATCATTTCATTATCCAGTAAAGACATAGATCCAAAAGAGTTGACATTACTTACCACTGAATTATCACAGCCGACTTATACAAAAAATGGTGTGGGTAAGATCTTAGTCAATAAACAACCAGACGGAACAGCATCACCCAACAGGGCCGATGGCGTCATGATCTGTTTTAATCCGCAAGTTTCAACCCTTAACGTTTGGAATAAGCTTTAATTCGAGAAAGATATGGGATTACTTAAATTTACTGCGGATAGTTTTCAAAACTTCGCTGCTCGGGTTGGCTTGGGTGCTGGAAGTCAACATGATCAATCAACTTACAGCGCAAATTACTTAAGTCGTAATCGATTGCTAGTTGAATCAATGTATCGATCATCTTGGGTAGTCGGTCAAGTTGTTGATGTTGTAGCCGATGATATGACGCGAGAAGGCATTAACATGCGAGGCTTACAGTCTCCAGAAGATGCTGAGGAAATCAATCAAGAATTAGACCGCTTACAAGTATGGGATAAACTTAATAAGACGATTAAATGGTCTCGACTTTATGGTGGTGCAATTGCTGTCATGATGATTGATGGTCAAAATGTCTCGACACCATTAAATATTAATACTGTAGCAAAAGATCAATTCAAGGGCTTAATAGTACTAGATCGTTGGATGGTGGTACCGAGCCTAGAAGATCTGGTCACAGAGTATGGGCCATATTATGGAATGCCTAAGTATTATGATGTAATCACCGATTCAGTGGGATTGTGTAATCAAAAGATCCACTATTCACGTGTAATACGTATGGATGGAGTGGAACTCCCTTATTGGCAAGCAATTGCGGAAAACCTATGGGGGCAGTCTGTTATTGAACGCTTAGAGGATCGATTGACGATTTTTGACAGTGCAACATTGGGTGCGGGTCAGCTGGTTTATAAGGCTCATTTAAGGACCTACAAAGTAGCAGGATTACGTAAAATTATTGCTGCAGGTGGCCGAACTTATGATGCATTGGTTAAACAAATTAATATGATTCGACAATGGCAATCCAATGAAGGTATGACCTTGATGGATTCCGAAGATACATTTGAAACACATCAATATAGTTTTACTGGTTTAGATAATTTGTTGATGCAGTTTGGACAACAAATTGCTGGTGCAACTGGTATCCCTTTGGTTCGTTTGTTTGGTCAATCCCCCGCAGGCTTTAGTGCAACAGGTGAAAGTGACTTATCTAACTATTACGATAATATTAATCAACAGCAAGAAGGCCGTATGCGTACGCCGTTGCAAACGCTACTAGCTGTTGTGTCATTGTCTAAATTAGGTAAGGCACTACCTGATTCATTTAAATTTGATTTTGCTTCTCTTTGGCAGATTGATGAAAAGGTTAAAGCTGAAGTGGCCAACACGGTCGCACAAGCGGTTACTACTGTTGAAGAAAATGGGTTAATCAGCCGTAAAACAGCTTTGAAAGAATTACGCCAATCATCAGAAGTAACAGGCATATTTTCTCATATCACTGATGAAGAAATAGATGCTGCAGATGATGATCCACCACCGCCTAAGGGTGAATACGATGAAGAGTCAAATCAACCGACTGACACCCAATCGGGCAAGAAAGATGGAGATACGGTATAGTCAGCAGCTTAGAAAAATTGCTGGTTATATTGATACGATAGTTAAAGGTTTTAACGTTAATGATCCAAGTTCACATGCACTTATTATTTCTGCATTAAACGAGTACGCAAATACTTTAGATTTTTGGGCTAAGAATGCTGCAGGTAGAATTATCACAGATGTAGCTTTGCGTGATGAGAAAACTTGGTTGATTTATGCACAAGATTTATCGCGAGGTGTCAAAGATCAAATACGTAATACAGATATTGGCGCGGTCTACCAACAATTACTTAATGAGCAAATTCGCTTAATTAAATCCTTGCCGCTCGATGCAGCACAAAGAATAAGTGATCTGTCTACACGTGCACTGATAGAAAGTAGCCGAGCCAGTGAAATATCTAGCCTGATTATGGCTACTGGTCATGTGACCAAGTCACGGGCAAATACTATTGCGAGAACGGAAGTAAGCCGAGCGCAAAGCGTGTTTACTCAAGCAAGGGCAGAAAATCTAGGATCTGAGGGGTACATTTGGCGCGATTCGGATGATGAGGATGTACGTAAAAGACATGCTTGGTTGAATGGGAAATTCATTTACTGGAATGAGCCCCCAATTGTTGATGTTAAGTCTGGTCGAAGAGCGCATGCGGGCTGTGATATTAATTGCCGATGTTATCCTGAACCAGTGATACCAAATGATTATTAATTGAGATCAAATAAAAAGTTTTATTAATGTGTTTTAAGAGGAAAAATATGTGGACTAGACATGAATTAATCGAAATACGCGAGCGAGCTGAATTGGAGGCTTTAAAAGAAAATAATGAAAAATGGCGACATGCCTGTTTAAATTTGGCTGTCGCCGCAGATCGTTTAGAAGCAATTACTATTCGAGTTGAAAATGGCGATGAAGTAGTTAAACTTCAACATCCCAACGAGGAGTAAACTTATTGTTTGTTTCTTCTACAGAGATAATATTGGATACGTGAAAGTTTCTAATTCCACCACGTTCAATATCGTAACAGAAAAATTTTTCTGTTCCTCCTTTAATTCGATAGCTATAAGGCTCGGCTTCTCTTGTTTCTGTTGGCCCACCATCTTCTCTTGCTGTGATAATAATTGTGTGCAAATTACGGCCAGCAGAAGAAATAATATCTTTTATGCTCATTTTTCTCTCCATTCAATTTTAATATTGAAAGTTTTGAATTAAAGTTATTAAAATTAGCTAGTTTTATTTGTGATGAAGTAAAACTAACCACATGTAATTAAGCATATTAATTGTAAAAAAACCACCAATATGGTGGTTTTTTATTGCCTATTTAATGGTGAAGCATGTTTAAAAACAAACCAAAATCTAAAGCTACTGTAGATCGCTCGAACTTTTACACGACTGGTCAAATTGGTCGCACACGGGAAACCACACCTGAAGGTTATTTACTTTGCCGTGATGTGCCAATTGCACGTATCGGCAAGCTGATGTATGGCGATGGTGAGGTTCCAGTTACAGCAGATAAGTCAGGCTTGATTATCATTGAGCGTGATGAGGATGTGCTTTTTGATCCACGTACGATTGCAAGTTTTGAAGGTAAGCCAGTCACAGACGACCATCCTAATGATTGGGTTAATCCAGAGAACTGGAAAGATTTATCTAAAGGCTCTGCGAACAATGTCCGCCGTGGAGATGATATTGATTCTGATTGTTTGGTTGCAGATCTTCTTATTACCGATAAAGCAACAATTGATGAGGTAATGGCTGGAAAGGTTGAAATCTCACTAGGTTACGATGCTGATTATACTGAGATTAGTGTCGGTAAAGGATTTCAAACTAATATTTTTGGAAATCACATTGCCTTGGTTCCTAAAGGGCGTTGTGGGTCACGTTGTAAAATTGGAGATAGCTTTATGGCTAAAAAGAAAATTAGTTTTGCTGATCGTATCCGCAATCTAGTTAAAACAAAGGATGCTGACGAGGCTGAGAAATTAGCCAAAGCAGTTGAAGATGAAGCGCCTGATATAAAAACTGAGGATGAAGATCCTGAGGATGAATCTGGTACTCAAACTGGAGATGCTGCAGTCAATCGCGAAATTCTTAAAACACTTAAAACAATGGATGCGCGTCTAGTTGCTTTGGAGAAGAAAAAACCAAAGACTCTGATGATCCTGAAAAGAAAACCGAGGATGACGATAATCCAGATGATGATCCAGAAAAAACTAAAGATGATATTTTAAAGGCTGAAGAAGCTGCAAAATTATCAGAACAAGGCGTTCAAAATCATACTGGTGATTCGTTAAAACAAGTACTGTCACGCGCTGAAATATTGGTACCAGGCATTAAGTTGCCCACTATGGATAGTGCGAATAATGGCAAGGCTGTATTAAATGCTAAACGATCAGCCTTAAAACAAGCCTATACAACCACGGATGGTCAAAAAGCTATATCACCATTTATTGGTGGCAATTCAGATTTTGATGCAATGTCAGTTGCAACGATTGATGCTGCATTCATTGGTGCATCTGAGTTAATGAAACAGCAAAATAATTTAGCTGGTGTTCGATCAGGGATTTCTACTCGTGACTTTGGTCGTGCTCCAGCATCGCCTGCAGATATTAACGCCCGTAACCGTGAATTTTGGAATAAAGGAAAATAAACATGAGTAATGCATTTTTATATCGTATGCCGTCAGGCATTCCGGGTGATGTGAGCCGAAAATCACATTCAACAACTGAAGCGCATCTTGCGGTTGGTAGTTTTGGTGCGTTTGGTGTATTTGGAAAATTAACTGAAGATGGTATTGCTCCTTTAGTAGCGGCAGATACCGAAGTATATGGGTTAATTGTTCGCTCATACCCAACACAGTCAGCCTTAAACGGCATGGGTGCTGCAATTCCACAATCAGGAATTATCCAAGATGTATTGCGCCGTGGTTATATGACGGTTCGCTGTAATGCGGGTAATGCC